GATCAGTTAGCTGTGGCTTTGGGTAGAGATTTAATGAACACTGCCAATCTAAATGGTGCCAGAAATGAATGGTTTCAGATAGGAAACAAATTATTAGATGATGCTAATGACAAAGGGTTTTACAAGCTTGAAACCTTTGGGGTTCAGAAGCGAAGGATGAAGAGTAGAATAGGTGGTAGATATTTTGGCCCCTATTATGATACCTTCTCCGTCAATCTTAGAATAATGGATCCTCGCATCCAAGAATATGCCAAGTTAACTCGATCAGTAGAATTAGGTTTACGCGTAGGTGTAACCAATGACAAGAATATCCTCTATGTCAGAGAAGGTTACAAGACCTATTTTGTCAAGAGAGGCATTGGATACTCTGACACTCGCATACCTATAACGTCAACCGGCAGTTTCAGTGACTTTCCTGTTGAGTTTGTGGACAAGGACCTATCTGATGCTCTTAATTGGGCAGCCGTTTCTAAATATAAAGTGGACGAAGATTTTTATGATTTTACTAAGAAACTTCTATATTTTGAAGATGATAAAGGCAAGGCTGAGTACTATAATTCCTTAAACAAATATAAAGAATACATAGCCAGTAGAGGTGATGCTTATGAACGACTTAAAGCTATGGAGTGGTTTAGAGGTACAGGTAAGGCCTTTAGTAATCACCCTTTCTTAGATCACAGAGCACGTATCTATGAGCGTGGGCTAATTGGCCCACAGAGTGGTGAAACATTCAGACCTTTTCTAAATACAGCAGAAAGTAAAGTATTAGGCGTTGATGGCTACAAAAATATACTAGATCAGGTGGGTGGATTTCTAGGTGGATTGGATGACTACTTTGAAGGTAATTACAACTCATTAACTTTTACAGGTAGACAGAAGATAGCTGCTAAGTGGCAATCTGATATGATAACCCTAGGCAATCATATGCTAAGAGGAAAGCCTGGAGATATTAGAGCTATTATTGAATCTGACTTGCTATCAAGAGTGGATGGTGAAGACCAAGGCAAGGTAATGCGTTTTGCTATGGAATTGGCTAAGATAGACAGATATCTTGAAGGTAACTACTCCACTAGCTCACTCAACAGAATGAATGCTTATAAGACAGCTTTAGCTCTTGAGCAGGATGCTTCCTCGTCAGGTGCCCAGATTATAGCTTTGACGACTCGCAACAAGCAATTGGCTGAACTTAGCAATGTCATACCTACCAGTCAAAAGAAACGTCTCTATGATGAAATAGCCTCAGCCACTTATAATGATCCTAGATTCAAAGAGCTTAATTTGAAATTAGGCTTGACTGAAAAAGATTTACGTAAGGCCAGTAAGGCCCAGAACATGGTGACATTTTATGGGGCTGGTGAAAGGACTGGAATTCTTAATGTAGAAGGTAAGCTGGGTAAGATACTTGACAAGTCAGGAAATACACTGGTTGTTAAGGCTGCTGATAGAGATGTTATCTTAAATGAGATATCTGCTAGAATGGCAAGGTATGAGAAGTTCGATATGGAAACATACAACGAGCTTAAGAGACTAAGGCAAGATGTCAAAGATATTTTCAATAAGGGTCTAAGCCCAGGTGATGACATCATGGATCAGTTATATTTCTTAGATCCTAAAACTAGAGATATAGTTGAGAAGCTTACTAGGCAATATGATAGAGTTGTAACTCCTGATGATTTTCAAAACATAGCTAAAATTATGAGTGGGCATTTAGCTTCTGAAGTACCCATCCTGAAAGACTTTGCTAAATTCTTTGGTAGATTGGCTGAAGATTATTTGACCAATGCCAAACCTTCTAGTAGTGATTTTGATTGGGTATCAATAGCTAAGGGTAAATTGCTAGGTAGTAAGAAAAAAGGTTACACGCTACCTGACAGACTCAGTGAGATACTAGGAATAAAAGCTGGAGAACCAGTTAGTGAGAAAGTATTACGTAGATTTAGTTTCTGGAATCCAGGTGGAAATCTTTCAGAGTTGATTAACGGGGTGGAATCTCCTGTAACTCGTAGAACCGGGGCAAAATATCTTAAGTTAGAAATGCCAGTACCGATTCCTAGTTGGGAGAAGAAAGCTCTAGGTAGAAATGTTGAATTAATACCTGAAGTAGAATTATTTTCTGCCAATAAACTACCTAGGAGCTGGACTAATGTACCCTCGGTTAATTTCGACGGTAAGGTAATTGAACAGAACTTTACTCAAGTGTTTGAAGAGAAGCTTAGATATCAAGATGCTCAAGGTAATTGGGTTACTAATATCTTACAAGTTCCTCAAAAGACAGACGCTTCCTGGTGGGAGCAAATGATAAATAAATCTGGTAAGATAAACGACATAGCAGACTCTTCTAAAGCTAGAACAGCTTTTGGTGTAAACTTGAATCACAGTAATGATGCTGTATTGGTAAAAAGATTTCATCTGTGGGGTAGGAAAAATGGTGTTCAAACATCTACTATCCATGATGCATTCTTCGCAAATGCTGCAGACATGCTAAAAGCTAGAGAGGGACTGCGTAAGCTATATGCAGATATGCTAGATAGAAATGTGATTAGACTTACATTAGAGGAGATGCGAGCTAGAGGGCTACCCGATGATCTCTATCAAAAATATATGAATGAAGCCATAGAATCAGGCTTAATTCCTGTAATTGGAAGATCTAGAATAAACGGTAGACTTATGACAGATGCCGACATCTTGTTACCAGAGGATATTCTACGTAAGATTGATAATGATTTTAAGAGTGATTTTGGTTGGTACGGAGTAGGTTGATCTTGCCCGTTGTTTTAACCCACGTGATGTGAAATCGAGGATTGTACCCTCACTAATAACGAGCTGTGCTCAAAAGGAATTAAAATGCCCGGAACTCAAGAACAAGAAAATATTGTAGAAAACGAAAATGCAGCTAGCACCACTGCAACTACCAACAATCAAGCTGATGCTGATATGGTAGCTAAGCTAGTGGAAGAGCGAGTAGCCGCTGATCTGAAATCGATTAAAGACAAATTAGACAATGCATATTCATTACGTGATGCCGCTGTTGCAAAAGCAGCTGAGTATGAGCGAAAAGAACGCGAAGCTGAGCTTCAAAGGCTTAAGGAAGAAGGTAAGCATCAAGAAGCTTACAATCTTCAGCTAGCTGAGAAGGATGCCAAATTAGCTCAGCTAGAGAAAGCTAATAGGGAGCTGTCTCGCGATGTGCATGTCAAAGACTCTTTAAAAGGATTGAATTTCAGAAATGACAAAGCTTCTGATATGGCTTACGCAGAGATCGTACAACAACTCGTACAAGATGAAAATGGTGTATGGGTTCACAGATCAGGTGTAAGCATTAAAGACTTTGTGACGGCATTTTCAGCAAACGAAGACAATGCTTTCTTATTTAAAGTAAAGGCGAATACAGGTGGTGGCTCTGGAAGTGTATCAGCCAATGGCGATACCTCTAGCGCTAACAAATCTCTCTTCTCTCGCACACAAGCTGAGGTATTACAACTTGCCGCTGAAGGCAAGCTACCTCGGCAGCGAAAATAACAAAGGAATTTTAAAATGGGCGTGAAAACCAATTTAACCGGCGCAACCGATTACGTACTGCAAGAAGCTATCGGTGCCTATGCTGATGAAGCATATACTAATGCCAAGAAACTCTCTGGTACTGGCATTGTTTCCGGCAACCCGATGATCGACACCAACACTGAGACCATGATTGGTCAGCTGCGTTGGAACAAACCGCTTACTCAAAATATTAATATTGCTTCTCTTAGCTCTGCTGCTGATGGTACGCCGTCTACCTACACGCAAGATTATCTGACGTACATCAAGACTGTTCGTACGTTCGGTGCTTCCAAAGTTAATATGCAACAAATCGTTACCGGCGAAGATCGTCTGGCCAAGTTTGGCCGTGACTTCGGTGAAGTTCGTTCGCAAGATGAGAGCAATGCTATTCTGGCTGTATTGAAAGGTGTTGCCATCTCTGAAGCCCTTACCGGCGCTGCTACTGGCTCTGGTGTGACCGGTCTTGGTGGTCAATCCTTCGTTGATGCAAGTGCTACCACTTCCACTTATGGATTCTATGTAGACTTGGGTGCTGCCAAAGCCGTTGTTGATGCATCTGCTACAGCTCAAGGTGCTGCTCGTGCTGAAGGTTTCTTGCAAGCTTTTGGTAAGGCTTATAAGGACTACGAGCCTGATTATGCCTATCTGGTTACCAGCCCTGAAGTTATGTCTTCGCTGCGTTCTGCCAATTTGGTCGATCAAGACAAAGTTTCTGACGGTAACATCAACTTTGAAACCATTTTCAATGGCAAGTTCCGTTTGATTCAGACTCGCGCAGCTCAAAGCTTCTCTTCGGCTGAATTGACCAAGCTGAATACTGGTGCTGGCGTCGATATCACTGGAACTAAGACTTCCTTCATTGTTCTCCCTGGCGCTATCGCTATGGAACAACTGGCTGTTCCGGATCAAGTTGAGATCTATCGTGACGCTCGTAAATACGGCGGCGGTGGTACTACGGACATTTGGCATCGTTGGGGTTATGTTGCGCATCCAGCTGGCTACAACTGGCGTGGTAACACCGACGCTTTCCCTGCTGATGCTGACTACCAAAAGGTTATCGAAAACAGTGCGTATGTCGCTCTGACGGCTGCCACTAACGGTCTGGTCACTGGTACTCCTGCTTATGTTCAAGGTGTGTGGCAGCGTAAGACCTCCAGCGCTCTGACACTGGGCATCCTGCCGATTTTCCACTCTTAATGGTGTCATATGGCATTAACTAAGGGAACTAACTCTTACGCGACAGTTTCTGAGGCTAATGCCTATTTCCTAAGTCGTCTAGGTTCTGAGGTGTGGGAATCAGCTGCTGATCCTGAAAAGGAAAGAGCTCTGATGACTGCATCTAGAATTCTAGATGATATGCCATGGATAGGCACAGCCTTAGACCTAACACAAGCAATGGCTTTCCCAAGAATAGGTCAATACTTTGATAGTAAACTTGGGGATTATAAATATTTTGATAGTACGGTTCCTGACAGAGTAGTGCAAGCTGCTTATGAATTGAGCCTACATTTGTTAACCAATAAAGATTCACTTTCTAGCTCTACAACTGTTAAAGACATTAAGCTAGGAGATATCTCTATCTCTTCGATACGAACTCCAGGTGCTGGTAGTAATAAAGTTAGAAAACTATTAAAGCCTTTGCTTACCGGAAGTGGTGGCAATAGCTGGTGGAGAGCTAACTGATGAGCTATAAAGCCCTAATTGAAAGTTCTGTAGAATTGGCTTTTAAGACTGTTCAGGATTTGGCTGAAGATGTTGTTCTGATTCAGAGAGATTCTAGTAGTTTTGATTTTGCCACAAAAGCTACCGTCAAGACATCTGCTGTACAAACTACTATAAAATGTGTAGTTGTAAACAGCAAGAAGAAAGAGAAAGAAAGCAACAGTGTTAAGAAGACTCTAATGTTCAAGTCCTCAGATTTGGCTGATATTACTCTATATGATACTGTGCTATTGAATGGTATCACTTGGAAAATGGCTCAGCCACAGAATGATAATGGATATGTGACTATTCTAGAAATATATCGAGGAGTTTAATATGGGACAATATTCAGATTTAGAGTCTAGTATCTTTTCTATATTCAACAAACCTGATTGGATTTCAAAGAATATAAAAACATTTCCAAACAATTACGTGGCTAAAGAGCCAGGTGAAGAGTTTTTGAGAGTTAGTATTTTACCTTCAGGAGCAGGGATCAATATAGCTTCTAAGGCTGGTTTAATCATAATAGATTTATTTACTCCTGCAGGTGAAGGACCTAATCGAGCCTCGCTTTTAGCAGATAGTTTGGATGAATTTTTAGTTGGAAAAATGGTCGACAATACCCAAATGCAAGGTAGCAGCATGCAGCATTTAGGTATTCATAATGACAATCCTACACTTTTTCATTCACAATACTCGATACCTTTCAATTATTTTGGAGTTAAATAAAAAATGGCACATATTTCCTCTATTGGCGCTGCGATCTTTACCGATTTGTCGGTAGCCTACACAACTATTGCCTCTGGCAAAATTACTGCTAATCCTGCTCAGCCTGTGAATACGGAAGCTGGCTGGAATGGCTTGTGGTCTGCGGCCAATACTACTGGTATTTGCAAATTCTTGAGAATTCGCAATATCCGAGAGTTTCCGGCATTCGGCTCTACCCCTAATCTGGTTAAAGTTCCGGTGTATGGTCAAAAGAATACGCAGACGATTGGTGGTCAAAGCGATATGCCTGATTTCTCGATTACTGTGAACTATGTTCCTGGTGATTGGACTATTGGTGGAACTACTGCATCTACTTGGGATGCCACTAAATCAGATCAACTGGTTTTCGGATCCGAAATTGCTAATACCATCGGAGATGGTGTTTCTAGACCTTGGAGATTATCTTTACTCACTGCAGATCCGTCAACTCTGGCAACCAAATCTGCCACCATCGGTGCTTATAATGCCGTTGCCACAGGTATGGGTGCAACAGCAAATAGTAGCTTCTTCTTCATGGGGCGTA